GAACGATACGTTCGTCTCCAAGGTCGAAGATCAGTTGAATCGCGAGATCCTCGCCGTCGAGTTGTTTAAGCAGCACAACACTGGCTTCACCGACGGACAAGCGATCGTTCCCATTAACTATGCTCGTAACACCTCGGCCTCGTACCGTAGTGAAAACGCTGCACTTCCCGACTCGGGAGAACTTGGCCGTGCTCGCCTGAGCGTTGACGCTAAGTATCTCTATAGTCGCATGTCTCTGACCGGTCCCTCGATTGAGTCTGGACGCAACAACCCTAACGGCCTCAGGGCTACCCTTCAGGAAGAAATCGACGGCTGCTTGGAGTCGCTTTCCAACCGTGCCAACAACTACTTTTTCTCCGGCGGTGGCGTCATCGGCTACGTTTGTGCTGGCGTTAACTTGAATGCCACTTCGGTGGATTTCTTTGGGAATGTAGAGCACTTAGACACAAGCAACCCCGGCGCTGGTGCCAGCGTGAGGGTGGACTTGGTTCGTATGGATACCTACGCTGTTGAGGTCTCAAACGCTCAAATGCGTATTGCTGCTGGACCGGCTTCCGGTGCGGCATTTCAGGTGGAGACGCTGGCTGCTGCTGACCTCACAGGTGTGCCTGAAGGTGTTCCGGTTGCTGTGCGTGTTCGTGCTGATCAGATTTATGCTGACACCTCCACGGAAACGGTTGCGGACCAGACTGTTGGTATTATGAGTAACTTGTCGCTCAAGGACCACTTTGGTTTGGATCGCAGCACTGCTACGGCGACGTACGCATCGCTTCAGTCTAACTTCATTACGAAGTGCGCCAAGGCTAACGGCAACGGTGTCGATTTTACGTCCAGCATGTTGCAGGAGTTGTTTACGAAGATTCAGCGTCAGAGCGACAAGCGTCCTGATGTTCTCTTTGTCGAGCACGGGTTCATGGATCAATACGTTTCGATTCTGACCACCACCGCATCGAGCGGTAACTTCCGCATCACTAACAATCAGGCAGGCAAAGGCGCTGACGCTGGCTTCAACACCCAGCAGATGAGTTACGGATCGGTTCCGTTCCGTGCCAGCCGTCACGCTCCCAAGGGCTGCGTGATTGCTCTTGCTCCCAGCACCTGGGCGCATGTGACCCTCAAGGGTCCGGGCATGGCTGATCTGGACGGTAACGTTCTTAGTCGTATCACCGACAAGGATGCGTACGAAGCGTATGCTCGTTACTACCACAACCTGGCTGCTAAGCGTCCGAATGCCAACGGCATCCTGACGGGAATCAAGCACTCCTAGTGTTGTGGCTCGAAGTACTCCTCCTGATCGTCAGCCTTGGCCAGTTATGGTTCTTGGCTGCGATCTGGTGGGGTCTTCGGCGGCTTCGTCAAAGGTCCCTTGACCTCCCCGTGTTCAGCGGGGGGGCTGGGGACAACGACGACATTGACGATGCCTACTACGGCATCAATTATCTGCGGGGGGACATCTAATGGCATTCGGCAGAGATGAAGAGATGCAGGCACGTCGTATCGCAGAGATGCGGCAGATGGCTCAGGCATCACGCCAACGACGAGGCGCAAAGGCTGCTAAGGGTAGAGGTGTCGGCCAGATGGTTGGCACTGGTGTTGGAATGGCTACCAGCCTGATTCCTGGCTTTGGCCCTGCGCTATCGGCTGTCGCAACTCCAGCCTTAGCTAAGATTGGCGGAGGGTTGGGTGAGATGGCTGCCGGTGGTAAGCCGAGAGGCGAACAGGTAGCCATTGACGCTGCTGAGGGGGTTGTCGGCGGACTCGCTGGCGCTGCTGCCAGAGACAAGCAAGGGCAAACGAATCTAGCCAAGCTGATTGAGGCTTATCAAAACTCAGCCGCTTCCGGCACAAGCGCAGGCTAGGGGTCAAAGTGGAAGAGGATAAGAAGGCGAAGAAAATCAACGCTCTCATTCAAGAGTGCGATACTGATAAAGACCGTTACAAGCGCATTTGGGATATGTGCGCCCTCTTCCTGAACAATCAACAGCACCTGCGTTATGACGATGCTCGTCGTCGTTTTGTGGCACGTCGTGCTCGCAATACATTTACGGCCAATAAGATCGTAAACCCGTTCCGAAACTTGCAGGCTAAACTTATCGCCACCTACCCATCGGTAGCGGTAGCGCCATCTTCTGACAGCGTAGAAGACATTCTCAAGGCAGAGTCCAGCGAAGCTGCTTTGTCGTACTACTGGTACACCAGCAAGATGAAGAACCTAGTCGGCAAGATGGTTCGCTGGATCTTGATGACGGGTAACGTTGGCGTGCTGACTCGATACAGCAAGCAAAAGGACCAAGTTATAACAGAGGTTATTGCGCCTTACGACTTGTTCTTTGAGCCTGGTGCTACAGAGATTGAAGAATCCTCATTTGTAGCTATTCGCAAGATCGTGAAGAAGAAAGATCTCGAAGAGGCTTACCCGGATCACAAGGAGCAAATCAAAGACCAAGCAGAGGCTGGTCCTCCTCATGGCCTGCGGAGTTACTTCGGTTCCCAGATGCAGCAGCAGAAGCCTATTAAGGACACGGTTGATATTCACCATGTCTATTACAAAGATGGACGACACTGCGTCATCATGGGCCCGCATATGCTCTTCGAGACCAAGTGGCCCGGAACTGTTTTCCCCATACAGTTCATCCGCCATACGGTGACTGAGGGAGTCTTGTGGGGCATGGGCTGCATCGAGCCTGTTGTCGATGTCCAGATTCATTACAACCGATCTCGCCAACAGGTGATTGAGAATACGCTTCTCACCGCCAACCCGCCATGGATGATCCCAAACTCATCTGGGGTGCAGGCCGGCATGATTACCGGCAAGCCTGGCAACGAGATCTTCTACGACGACACGGGCGGTAGATCGCCCAGCCCAGTGCAGATGCCTGGACTGCCTGCTTACGTACCTCAGAACATTGCCCAGCTTGAGTCTGAGATTGGTGACATCATGGGCATCCATTCGACTACGCTCGGGAAGCGTGCGATTGGTATTCACTCTGGTGCGGCTATTCAGAACCTCTCGGCAATGGATATGACGCAACTCCAGGTAACACAGGATGACATCGAGGACGCCTTTGTTGATTTGTGTAAGGTCGTCTTAGCCTTGATGAAGGCTCACTATACTGAAGCCCGTATGATTCGCATGATGGATCAGACAGGTGTGATGGTATATAAGCAGTTGAAGGACACAGACATTGCGGATGACCCAGAGATTCGTGTCGAGGTTGGTTCTTTATTCCGTGATGAAATCCAAGACCGTGAGAAGCGTACCCTTGACCTGTTGCAAGCTGGTTTGATCTCCAAGGAAGACGCTGCTCGTGAGATCGATTTCCGTACAGGTAGCAGTTACGTCACCAAACGGATGCGGGCCATGAGCCATGCTCAGGAACTCCTGATTGCAGCAGCCCGTGGCAGTACAATCGAGATCTTCGCTACAGATGACCTTGAGGCATTCAAGCATGTCTTCGGTGACTTCATCCAGAGCGAAACGTACTACAGTCTTCCCTCCGAGATTCAAGACTACATCCGAGATGTGTTCGTTTCGGTTGAAACCTTTGGCATGCAAGACGAGCAGGCTCGCAGTCAAATGCTTGAGCGCACCGTGTTCCCACGCCAAGAACGATCCCCAGATGATGCCAGCAAACTTATGGCATCTTACGGAGCACCTGCGGCGGCAGCGCAAGCTGCTCAAGAGCATGATGCGTATAGTGCTAGGAAGGCGTTCCGTCAGCAGATGGACGGGGAAGCGAACCCTGAACGTGGCATTGCCATGACCAATATGGGCGGTGGCGGATGAATACTACCGAAGTATACAACTTCTTTCGTTCTTTGATTGACGAAGACGACACAACGTTTTTAACCCAGCCTCAAGCGGTAACGATGCTGTCGGAGGCTTACAGTGAGTTTCGAGACCTTGTGGTTAGTATTCAGCCTGATGTCTTTACGAAACAAGCGTTCATCACGCTGAGTAATAGTGATGTTTACGATCTGACAGCAGCGGATTCTGTAACGGGTACTCGGTTTCTCAGTACCTCAACTACTACAGCGACTAGTGGTAGCAAACTGCACCGCTTGGTCAGGATCGCTGCGATTGACAACACGACGAGCAACCAGGCTACGTACTTTCTAAATCCTAAGAATAGCGTCGAGTTGCTCTGTGGTGATGACTATGCACGCCAAGGTGATAATATTTGCTTCGGCTACAAATACACTGACACGTTCCGCATGGAGTTCGTACCCTACCACGAGGTAGACTTTGGCGTTACCAATGCTTTCATTGATAACCTAGAGCAGTTTCATCCACTGATCGCCCTGATGGCTGCTAAGTATTACGAGATCCGAGACAACGCTGAGAACACCGCTCTAGAACGCAGGCGACAAGAGAAGATCAAAGAACTGAAGACGTGGCTCACACGTTTCTGGAAGGGTGGTGTAGCGCAGAGCACTCAACGACTCATTGAGGCGTTCTGATGGCTGCCACTACCGTAGAGGTTGAACTGGTTCGTGGCGGCATGTCGATGTCGCAGACGGACAAACCAGACTGGGTGCAAAACCTCTGGCGTCCCTTGGGGTCAGACTCGTGGCAGACTCGTCCTGGGTTTGGCCAAGTAGATCAGTTTGATACGACTCTGATCGCTCTTACGGGTGCCGATCGCCTTTACCGAAAGCACCTGGGGAGTTCGTTAATCCACACGGACTTTGGCCACGATCAAATCATCACGGTCTTCTTAAACGATGCGATGTCCACATCAAGCAACGGCCTGACAACTGGCAACATCAATCCGATTAGATTCTCTACCTTCTACTCGATTAGCATCTATGACGTTAGCACCGGGGTTCGATGGGAAGAGATTCTTCATAGGCACACATCACAGAACGACCCGGACACTCTCAATATGGATGAGTGGTACGGCAACTACGAGTCCAATGAAACGCAGGATCGCCAGAGTTACATCTCAGGCTTAGACGAGCCGTTCTTCTTCGAGTTCTTCGGTGATATTCTTTACCTCGGCAACAAGCGGACGGGGATGCTGGCATACTTTCCAGCAGACTTCCGCACATCCCGAAGCAAACAAGTTCCTATTGCGGACAAGCAGCAGTGGATCTCGTCGTACTCTGAGAGCAGCCTCGTCGTCCCGGTTGTCCCGGTCGATGGCGTGTTCGATGATGCCTATATCTATTTAACGCAGACGACGTTTCCTCGGCCATCAGCAGTTGCCAATATGATGGGACGCTTAGTCGTAGCAGACGAGCGCAACGTCTATTTCTCTGACCCCAATAGAGCGAACCAGTTTGCGGCCCCAAACTTTATCATTGTTCCGTCGCAGGACCCAATCACCGCATTGGCACCCATCGACGACAACCTAATGATCTTTACTCGATCTGAGACGTTCTTGTACCAGCCATCCCGTGGGTTTATTGCATCCAACGGCAGGCTGTCTCCTGTAAGTCGAAGCATCGGGTGCATGGGTGCTTCTGCGCTGTGCAGCGAAGGCGACACTGTTTACTGGGTAGATAAGAACGGTGTTTACGCTACTCGTAACGGAATGCAGCTACAGACGCTATCAGAGGGCATCCAGGGGTTCTTTACTGGTAGCATCACCTCTCCGGTCACATCGTACTTCCAGCAGACAGGCTCTACCGATATAACGGTAGACCAGCCGAGAAGTGTTTATTCGTTCGAGGGGGATGAGGTTGTAAGTATTGTTTACGATACAGACACGGCTAGTCTCATGTTCTCGGTCGATAGCCTCAACGTGTGTTGGTATAGCCGTGCAGGTGAGTGGTCTATCTGGCCAGTGGAAAGCATTGTCAAAGTATCGGGAGGCTCATCTAAAGTAGGGGTTACGGAGAACATTACTAACCCGTTTGTTCTGTCTGGCCGATCTGGCATTTACATTGTCAGCGGCATCGAAGAGCAGGCAATCACTGACTCCATTTCGTCGTCTACAGTTACGGCATCTAGTTATCAGTTGCTAAGGCTCGGACGTGGTGGTGGCCTAGATCGAAGTATTGAAGACGAGGACAGCCGGGTCTTCAGAGAGGACGACCTTGTACTGAGAACAGCGTCGCCCGCTGTGCAGTCACGGTTCTACTTTAGAAAGCCTGAGATCCTAGCAGACGGGACACACCGTATACCCGTTGAACTGGTTGGCAGTTCGGCTGTCGCCGGGGTAACTCGCATCGATATTATTATGCGCTTCAACAATACTCACTGGGCTCCAGTGGTAAGCAGTGCAGCGTTTCTCGACATAGAGTTCCCAACTGAGCGCATCCACGGCAGTGGTGGCTGGAGTGTTGGCACAGCCGCAAATGTAGGCACAAACTCTGAAGCACAGGTTTACAGTTCAACTGGAACGGCTGACGCTACTGGTAATGAGTTACGCATTAAGTTCAACGCTACACACTCTGCACTGACAGCACTTCCGCTTTCCTTGAGTTTTCCGAACCCGCTGTTTTACTTGAAGATGAAGCCTAAGACGAGTGCGGCAGACTTAAACCTGTTTGGCTATGGGTTCTCTATTCCATCGGCCGCATCTGTTATTATTAACAACGGTGTTACTACTGAGCAGTCGGATGTAATCATTCATCGCACGTTCAAGGTTGCCAGCCTGCACGCTGATGATGACGTGGCACAGCCGGTTGATTGGGCTTATATGTCCAGACAGGTTGGCATCGATGAGCAACGTCAAGTGCGATCTCGTGGCATCTACGCTCAGTTGGTCAGTCACGGAACAGGATCGACACCAGTGACCGCCAACTGGTTGTGGGGCTTGTACAACGTGGTTATGGGCGCTGACTGGAAGACGTGGACTACCCAGGTGCTAGACTTCACCGGCAATGGCACTGGCGATCAGACAGCAATCGAAACACAGGCATCTAAGGGAACGATTAGGACTCGGGTGCTAGACGTAGCAAACGCCCTCAAGAAACGTACGTTTAACAATAACTTAAAGTACGGAAGTTATCTGATCGATGAAGAGGAGTTGGATGTTATCGCAACGTCTCTATCGGTCAAAGGTAAGCATATCGGCCATATGGCGTTTGGCTTTGTAAAGAACCGTGCCGAAAAGCTGGTGATCAACAGCATGCGTGCTGCTATGAAGTCTGCCGGTGGGCGCAGGAGAACCGGACGATGAGTATGTTTCGTGAGGTTCTGGCTCGTGATCGCAGCAGGGAACAAACAAGTAATAACGCTTTGGTTCAGGAGGTGGTTAGTCGCCTCGACGAACTTGGTGATGTGGTTATCGAGCGTGGTGTTAATGTCACAGAGGACAAGAAGAGCGACAACCTGGTCTTTGCTCTAGCCGGTAATCATGGCGGGCTACAGGTTGAGAGTGACGGGCTGCACGTAGGTGGGGCTGTAGGGGCGGTATTCAATCGACGTGTCACGGTGGATAAGCATGCCACGTTCGTGGGTTGCACGTTCCTGACGAATGACCTGAGTCAAGCAAGCCTGGTGACAGTTCGAGCAAATGCCAAAGCAATCTTTCTGGGGTGCAGGTTCCAGCGTGCATCAAACACCCCCATAGATAAGACGTTTATTACGGTTGATGAGGATGGCAAGGCGGTTATTAACGGTTGCATGCTTGGAGCGTCAGACAATGACACGACGTATGGTGCTGTTGATGGCACTGGTAACGCTATTGTTAACAACGCTGCGAACGCTGCGACTGATTGCCATGTCATAGGGACGGTAAATCATACTACTTGGTCAATCACCAATAGCACATCGACAGGGGTGATCTGATGTCGATTCGAGTGTTTACAGACCAGCAATTCTCAGATGGGACAACGATCGATGGCAACCGCCTAGAGCGGGCAATGCAGGAACTTGAGGATCGGCTGGACACAGTTCCTGACGGAGACCTGCGAAACCGCTGGACGCAAACCCAGATCGTTGCCGGGTGGGCTCCTACTGTTTTAACAGGAGCAACAAGTACCGTTGGAACTAGACCGTATTTAAGAATATACAACGGCCTAGCCGACGAGTTTAGTTCAACCTCTACAGCAGCATCAGCAAATAGGTACCGCTTGAAGGGAACTAAGGTAGAGCATATTGATGTAGCAGCTTTTAGTGTGTCTGCTCTCAATCTTGACACGCAGTATTCATTCACCCAGTCAATACTGTTCAGCCGCCCAGCGATTATCCATGCCTTTGATGTGCTTATGATGCAGGATACGACGACAAGTAGTCCCGCCCCTGCATATAAGTTTGGTGGTGCTGCTGCGACGCCAGGTATCGACATCCAGATTTCGGTCGACAACCCATGGGCACCTGAAGACAGAACGCAAAACGACGTTGAGTTACACGTCTACAACTTTGACGATACGCTTCAGAGATTTAGTGTTGCCCCAACAGCAGCTACACAGGATATGACCCCGCCCTTCAGTGGAGGTAATAACGACGGAGTTGCGATTACAAAGAGCGACCTCGCAATCCCAATTCACCAGGGTGCCCGTGTTAGATTTTCAGTCACCATCCCGCGCTACGACTCCTCAACAACGACGGAGTATGCAAAATGGACAGCTACACCATGGTCATCATTTGCACCTAGTTTCGTCCTGACTCTCTTGGAGCCGCTGACCAATGCCTAAGATCGGATTCAAGAGGCTTGCTAAAGGCGTAGCGTTATTAACAAACCACATCCACAGCCAGATCGCTTCTGGTTTGAGCAGGTTAACAAGCACAGGTGTAGCGCACGATAACCTTGAGCGTGGATATGGGACGTTTCGACTAAATCTATCCATCCCGTGGATTCCGGGTCGAGATGGCTCAGGTAACGCTACCACCGGGAAGATGGCCGTTCCGTTTACGCTTCCTCCTCTCCAAGAGCACTGGTCAAGCACCGGCAGTGCTAATTCCACAACCCCTCAAGTGGTACTAGAAGAGGTGTGCCTTAGCTTCGATCAGAGGTCAGAGGCTGCTGCAATTACGCAATACTACAGCCACGGCGGCGTACTAGCCCAAGAGGGCGAACTTGATTTTGATTCAACGGATGAACTAAATCTAAAGGTTTCGATCTTCTCCAAAGAAATGCAGGTCTGGGCTGGGGCTACGGCAACTTCAAACACCAGTCTCGAATACTCCTTGGATCTCCCAGGTGTTGAGTCGTTTGGAGCAGAAAAGTTTCGTCTAAACCCCATGAGCCAGAACGACCTAGAAACAGTCATAGATCCGTACCGGACCTATATGCTTGAGGTCTCATTTCCAGATCTTCCGACTCAATCGGCCCCTCCGTTGCAAGTTTGCAGCGTTGTTGTGTCTATGAGGTTTCGCCATGAGATGCTTGCCCGAGATGGTGCTAGCACGCAGAACATCCCGACAGGTCACAACGGTGCATTGAATACAAGCGCTGTAACGATCACTACTCCAGGGGCAACAGCGACGATCGAGGCTGATGCTAGTGATGGCGTAAACACAGCCATGGAGAAGATTGACGGAGTGTTCCGCAGCAAGTTGAATGCTGGGTATGACGAAAAGAGTAAGCGCCGAGATGCAGAGCGGGTCTTAGACAACGCTACTTATGAAGTTATTGCAGTGCCCATGTTTGGGAACCGAGAGGCTGTCCTGGGGGGCAACGCCTTTTCGGCCGATCTTCCGTACATTGGGTCAGCGCCATATACGGGCGTAGCTAGCGACAGGCGTATTATTCCGCTGCACTTCCCGATGACCGTTCACCATGTCATCGCTTGCGTTAACTATACTCGAACTGTTGATGGAGCGACACGAAGGCCGACCACTGCTACATTAGCAAATAAAATTGGGGTTGGGGTAGGCTCAGGGTTACGCTCGGATGACCGTTCTTATCGACAAGTTGCATACGCTCAATGGATAGCTAACACAGGTGCAAGCGCCTATAAGATCGATCAGATCGGCGCAGATGCGGGCACTGGTCATCAGTGGGACATTCTTACTGTACCTTTAACGTATGTGAGCGGTGCTGAGTCGAGCAAAGGCTACCCTGGACTGAGTTCTTTGAGTTCTATTAATCAGGGAAATCCGTACTTCGCTGGCCAAACAGATAGCAATCTATCTGCAAGGTCTAACACGAGTTTAACACTAGGCGGTTCAGCGGCGGCTAATTTTGGACGAGAGCAGTTCTTAGAAGTCCGGTGGAATATTGATGATTCTACGGGTATGAATAACACCGGTAATTTTAGCAACAACGAGACGATTGTTGGTCACGGTGGTCACTGGGTATTTATTATCGGCAAAAAGCATTTAGCGTGAGGTTGTTATGGCGGCAAGCAGGATAGAGGACGATTTTGAAAGAGAACGTCAGGGTACCAGGCGTCGAGGCGAACGAGCAATTGACGTAGCCAAGCAGCGTGCCCGTGCCGTCCAAGACATTGAGGGTGCCGAACAAACAGCGGCGCAACAGCAAATTGGTGGTGTTCGTCGCCGCACTGGGCAGGCAGTTGCAGCGGCTTTCGATCCGTTTCAGCAGCAAGGCGGTGGCCAATTTGCTGCACTTGGTCAGGTGGCCGCTGACCGAGGTGCCCAAGAAGGCATGATTGAGGCAGATGCTACTCGGCGCATTGCTCAGGCTAGGGTTAAAGGCCAAGAGGCTGAACTGGAAGCACTCAAGTTTGCACAAGAAGCAACGCCGAGCGCAAGGCAGGAGTTCCTCAACTTTCAGAAAGACATCAATCAGTTTCTCGAACTCGACAGGGGCGCTGCTGCTAACTCTAATTACATTATGGAACTTGCGAGCACCGCAATGTCTGATGATGTGTACAAGCGTCTTGTTCAGATGGCTCAGAGTTACAGTGGTCAATACCGAGGCGCTCCACCAGTGGCCATTATCGACAAGAAGCGATACGATCGTGTCTTTGCGGAAGGCGGTGATACGCCTGATGATGAGGATCTGTAGTTATGGGCAGGGTAATCGACGACGGTGGAGTGTTCGCCCCTCGGCTTGAGTTGAAGCGCATCCAGCAAGGGCGCATTCCTTTCCGTGAGCGACTGGCTGAAAGATACCTGTCGCCTACAGGTGTAGCCCAGACTATGAAGAACGTGGGGCAGATCGCCTCATTGCTTGGGGAGATTGAGTTCGACCCGATGAAGCAGAAGACTGGGCAGGACGCAGCAAAGTCCGTGGCGCAAAAGCGCATCGGAGGCGAACTGCCAGAGGGCATGACACGGGTAGGTATGGCTACCGGCCAAGGCGCTCCAAGCGTTGATCTAACTGCTCGTGAAGCAGGCAGAATGCAGGTATTCCCCGGCGGCCCTGGCCGTACACCTGCCGGGCTCTTGGGGCAACCGAGGCAACGGCAAGAAATTTCTAAAGAGGAATACGAAAGAAGATTCCCAGAAGAAAGGTCAGTATATCCTGAGCAGCCAGGCGGTATTCCAGAAGCCAACTTAGGAGTTATGACCGATTTTGCACAGGGCCTGAAAGCCGCACCTGCTCTAGATAAACTAGCATCTGATGCTCCAATCAAAGAACAGGTCATGCCGACACAGGAAGAGTACGAGGCTTCGTTGCAACAGCCTGCCCCGACTCGCACCCCAACTGATCGGCCTTTCACTAAGGTTGCACCTGCTACTGCTCCTGTGCCCCAGGCTATGGAGCCAGAGCCCTACGTCCCAACTGATCGTCCTGCTGAACCTGCTGCTGCACCTGCTGCTGCTGCACCTGTCGCCGCCCCTGTTGCTCCCGCTGCTGCACCCGTTGCACCGGCGATGACGCAGGGTCAAAGAGTACGCAAGGTTCTCGACGACATTTCGTCGCCCACTTACGAGGGACAGCAGAACGCACTGCGGGCCATGGCGATGCAGGCGGATACTGCCGAGGCTCAGTCTGCGATTCTAAACGCTTTGTCGCAAGTGAGGATCCCTGCCAGGGGTATGAGCGATTTTCTAAGGCCCAAAAGCAGAAGAGATGCCTTCCGTAAGGAGATTGTGGGCCTATTCCCAAGCGTTAAGAAGCCGCCAGCGCCCATGACCGAGAAAGAGCGCATTGGTTTAGAGATACAGCAGAGGCGTCTTGATATAACCAAACAGCAGTTAAAGGCGACAGAAGAAGAAAGAGAAGCAGCACGCAAAGAGAGGGAAGCAAAGCGCAAGTTTGATAAAGAAAAACGAGACGAAGCGAAACGTGCCCGACGAGCGAAGGGGAGAGTTTCCGGTGCTAAAACCATGGGCCAACTGCGCGCACAAATAGAAAGAGAAATTACGACTGCGGGTAATCGAATCAAAGTCACGACGCCTCAGATGAGAACTGTTAGGGAGCAACTCGGAGTCCTCAAGAAAAGAGAAGGCGCACTTCTCAGGTTACAGGCCAAGCAAGAAAAGCCCGAAAAGCCAATCAAGCGGCCATCGAAAAAGGCACGTTCTAAGGAGATAGCTCTTTATGAAGCAGCCGTTAGAAGGCGTGATGCCCGCGAAGCGGCCCGCAAGAAAGCATTGAAAAATACTGAGGGCGAACTCCAAAAAGTACGCACTTCAATAGCGGGCCTAAACCCAGAGTTTGTAGCGATGGGGGCAAGCAGAAATCGTCGAGAAAACTATCAGCTAGCACTGCGTTCCCTGCAAACGTCCGGTATGCCTGTAAGTGACATGCGAACCGCTCTTCAGAACTTAATTGGGTTGCAGGCAGACCCAGGAAGAGACGACAGTGAAGTGACCTCGATGTTCGCAGAGTTTGCGAGGAACCCAAAGTCTCTCCTCCAAATGAACACGACGAGCCCTGAAAGCAGGGATATTGAGACACTCAAAAGACAACTTTCAAGCATTGAGAAAGATATACAAGGCTCTAAATTTACAGTTATGGTCAAACCAGATGGACAGTTTTCTGGAGTTATTGTTGAGGGCGATATTAGCCAGGAACTTGAAGACAAGATTCGCGAGACTGTTCGTAAGGGCCGATACGTTGGAAAACGAAATATTACGTTGCCTGTAGGTGGCAACTAGGCAATGGCTCTGAAGTTTGGAGAAGTAACTCTTACTGAGCCGGAGGCGCTACGAGACGAGCCTCCGCTCGAAGAGCAACAAGTAGGTGGAACTCCTGAACCTGAGTTGCCTGCCGTAGTAGAGGAACAAGACCCATCCACTATACCTAGTCTTTCGGACGATTCATTTGACGAGTTGTTTCCTCCAGATCCTGGCCCTGAGCCCAGAGCAACGGATCGCCCGTACGAGGACGACACCCCAGTAGATTCTGCTCACACATACTTCCGAGATAGCGTCGATTTACACGGTGCTCCACGAGCAGCCCTAGAAACACTCGCTCGCTCTCCTACTCTTCAGCTTCAAGCAGGCGCACTAAGAGCAGCTTCAAAACTTGGCGGCATCGTTAAGGGTGCCTTTGATACAGGTGTCGATTTATTTTCCGCTACGTCAAAAGCAAAAGAACTGAGGCGTCTGTCCGCTGAGGCTGCTGATAAGAGCGCAGAACTTTCAGAGCAGATCAGAGTTATTGCCGATGACCCTAGTCTTTCCGTTGAAGAGAAAGAGGCTCGGGTGGAACCTCTGTCAAACCAGATGGACAGTATCAGGGGTACTCTCGAAGACCAGTGGGAGACACTGCGGGAAGATAGCCCCGTAGTCAGAGGCATCGAGGGCACTCAGGACTTCTTGGCAAAGCGCAAGGGCGTGGATCTGCCGGAGGAGAGCGAAGGCGATCAAGCACAGGAACTAGGTTTTACTCCAGCCACCTGGGAAAACTTCAAGAAAGACGTGTCAGATATTTCGGCAGCGTTTCCTGCTCTGTTTACTACACTGTTAGCAGATTCGATGAGCGACGTGCCGGAGGAAGCACGGACTTTCTTGGATGCCCTGGGCAAGGATTTCTCATCGGGTGAAGACCTCTCAGAAACAGTCTTGGGAGGGGCTATTGGCGGAACTGCTCCTGTTCTGTATGGCCTGTCTACGGACCCACTAGAGACATTCAAGGCAGCCCCTCTGGTTACTGT